CGCGCAGTTTCGTAGGGAGCGCGAACAACAGCAACGCGAAGCATCAAAGCCAGCTATTTTGGACGCAAATCCAGAATTGGCCGAAGCCATACGCCATGTGGTGAGTGACCCCGAACAACGCAATCAGGCGCAAGACCAGCAAGCACAGTGGCAAGCGATGGTAGATCGTGCCCATCCGGGCATTTTCAGCACCGACATTGATCCTGAGCTTGAAAAGTCGCTGATGAACCGGCTCCAGGGCCTGGGCGAGTCGTTGCAAGACCCGTTGATAGCCATCCGTGAAATCACTGAAGAAAAGCTCGCGCACGCAGAGCGGCAAATCGGCAAGCGATTCGCAGCCGAATCCGCAAAGCTGCAACAAAAATCCGCAATGAGCGTACCGGGTGCCGGGGCTGGCGGCAGCAGACAAGCCGCCCCAGACCCAGCGCTCGCGGAAGTTCAGCGCATCCAAAGCATGAGCGACTCAGACTTCGCAAAAGAAGTCCGTCGCGTTAAGGGCTACTAGCCCAAGAAAGAAACCAAATGGCAACCACTACTACCTCCCAAGTCGCACCGGGCGTACAAGCCTTTTACGACCGCAACCTGCTGTCGCGCGCTCAACCCAATGACGTGCATGGCCGATTCGGTCAAAAGCGCCCTATTGCTTTGCGCAGCGGAAACCAGATCAAGTTTCGCCGCTACTCGCAGCTTGCCGCAGCCACTACGGCACTGGTTGAGGGCGTTACTCCTTCGGGCTCCAGCCTGTCCGTGACCGATATTACGACCTCGCTTGCTCAGTATGGCGACTACATCACCTTGTCCGACATGGTGAGCCTGATCAACCAAGACCCGGTTGTGACTGAGGCAACTGACGTTCTTGGCGACCAAGCAGGCACCACGATTGACCAAATCCGCCGCGACGTGTTGGTGGCCGGAACAAACGTGGCGTATGCCAATGCCGCCGCTACCCGTTTGGCAACAATCCAAGCGCTGACCACTGCCGATTTGGACAAAGCCATTCGGTCCCTGAAAACCCAAAATGCCAAGTACATGAAAGAGGGTATCCCACCTTCTGACGGCGTTGGCACTGGTGCAGTGCGCAAGGCGTTTGTTGGCATCACGCATCCTGACGTTGAATACGGTTTAGAAACCTTGACCGGCTTCAAGCCTGTTAGCGATTACCCGTCGCAAATGGGGGTCATGGAAGACGAGATTGGCTCTTACAAAAACATCCGATTTGTCACATCGACCAACTCCAAGATTTTTGCCGATGCGACCACCGCAACTACGGCAGGCTTCAAGGTCAGCGGGTCTGGTAAAAACGACGTGTATGCGACGTTGATCATCGCCGCTGAGGCTTACGGCGTGTCGCCACTGGCTGGCAACGCCCTGCAAACCTATGTCAAAGCATTGGGCTCGGCTGGCTCGGCTGACCCGCTTGAGCAGCGCTCTACCGTGGGTTGGAAGGCAACAACCTGCACCACGATCCTGAATCAGGCATGGATGGTGCGGTTGGAATCGCTCGCCGCCGTCTAACCATATCGCCCACCTAAGACGTGGGCGATTTACAAAATCATTTGAAAGAAAATCATGGCACTTACATCAAGCACCCAAACCAACACCAACGGCGTTATAAATCGCGCCATCGGCAAGATTGTTACTGACGCAGCGGCAGCAGCAGCCGTCACCATCACGCTCGGCTTTGCCCCGCGTCGTGTGCTGTTCGTCAACCTTACAGACCGCATTACAGATGAATGGTTCGAGGGCATGGCTTCGGCCAGCTCCTTGCATGCCGTCGCTGCTGGCACGCTGACGTTGGAGACTACCAACGGTATCGCTGTCTCGGGTAACACGTTTACCTTGACCGCGACCACGATGGCTGCCAGCAAAACCTTTTACTGGGAAGCAGTGGCCTAACCTTTTACGCCCGGCTAATAACCGGGTTTTTTTGGAGTATTTTCATGGGAAGACCTAAATTGAACAAAGAACTTGAACCAGTCGAAGCCGCTGAGGCAGTTGAAGACGTTGCCAAAAAGCCGGTGAAGCGAGCATTGAAGCAATACAAGATCACGTTCCACGGCGAAGGCGGAGATGTAGTGCTAGGCCACAACCACAAAATTAACCTTTACAAGCGAAACGTCGAAACCACTATAGACGAACTGTTTCTCGGCGCGTTGAGAAGCGCTGTGGTTGAGACCGAGATTGAAGATGCCGACGGCAAACGCAAGAAAGTACGCATACCACAAGAGCAATACACGGTAGAAGTGGAGTAACACATGTCTACCACCTGGACCCTGAGCGCAGACCAAATATGCACCGACGCCCTACAGCATTTGGGCGTACTCGGTGAGGGTGAAGCGGCCAGCGGCGGCGACATGGCCCTTGCTTTGCGTGCGCTTGATGGCGTGCTCAAAGAATTGCCGCTGTCCGGGTACTCGTGGCCCAAGCTATCGGGCGAAGTCGCGCTGGTGTGGGTAAGCGGGCAGACCATCGCCTTACCGGCTGATTACTACGCCTATCCGGTGGTCTGGCGTACTGTGACTGGTAGCAAAACGCTGCTTGTCCAGTACACCCATGCGCAATGGATCGCTTTAATCGGGCGGGCATTGGCAACCGGCGCGCCGACCGGCTTTTATATCAGTCCTGACAAACTGGTGTATTTTTACCCAACGCCCACGGTGGACCCGGTTGCAACGCTGCAATATCAAAAGATTGTCGATGATGCCAGCTTGACGCTATCGCCTGACCTTCCGCAGTATTGGGTGAACCCACTCGGATATGGCGTGGCGAATGAGTTGGCGCTGAAATACGGCGCACCGCAAGACAAGCGCGTGGAGATTGCCCAGCGATGGGCCTTTAAACGCGACAAAGCGCTTGAAAGTTCTATCGCCAGCGAAGTAATTTCATTCGGGGTGGCTGATTGAAAACCAAACTCGCTTTCGTCGGCCCGGCCTACCAAGCCCGCAGCATCAATGCTGACGCCCAGCGCGCAGTGAATGTGTACCTTGAGCTAGACAACGCCAGCCCACGCGCACCGATTGCGCTGTACGGGACACCCGGCACGGTGCTTAAATTCACATTTCCGACTTCTCCAGTTCGCGCAGGCTGGAAAGAGGGCGCCTACTCTTGGTGGGTGGCTGGCAATACGGTTTACCGCGTCGATAGCAATTACGCCATTGTCACGGTCGGCACCATCAGCACATCAACCGGTGAAATCGGTATTACCTCCAACGGCCAGCAAGTGCTGATCGTTGACGGCGTAGGCGGCTGGATCGTCACTGTTGGCACGTCAACCATTGCCGCCATCACATCCCCAGGCTTCCCGGTTGGCGTGACCCGAGCGACTTATCAGGACGGTTATTTTCTCGTGTCGGGTAAGTCTGGATCACAATCATTCTGGATCAACGAAACCGCTTATGTAGGTGGCACTTGGGACGCGCTCGACTTTTCCAGCGCAGAGGGCTCTCCCGATAACACGGTCGGCATCATTTCAGATCACCGCGAACTGTGGCTGTTCGGCGAATTGAGTGCTGAGCTGTGGATGAACACGGGTAGCACCGACTTCCCGTTCCAACGGTCGGGCAATGTGTTTATCGAACATGGCTGCGCTGCTGCTGGCACCATTGCAAAGGCTGACAATACGGTCTGGTGGCTAGGCGCCGATGACAGAGGCGCAGGCACGGTTTGGCGTGCTGATGGCTACACGCCTGTCAGAGTCTCCACGCATGCGCTGGAAAAGGCCATTGAGAGCTATGCCACCATCTCGGACGCTATCGCCTTCACTTATTCGCAAGAGGGGCACGCCTTTTATGTGCTGACCTTTCCGACTGCCAGCAAAACATGGGTTTACGATGCCTCTACACAGGCATGGCACGAACGAGCCTACCGCACACCTGCAACCGGCGCACTGACGCGCTGGAGGGCCAATTGCAGCGTGTTCGCGCATGGCCTGCACCTGGTGGGTGACTTTGAAAACGGCAAGGTCTACGCGCTTGATTTGGACACCTACACCGATGACGGCGAGATCATCCTGCGGCTACGCACCACGACCAGTAGCGAAGCCATGCAGAACCGCATGTTCTTTTCCAGCTTACAGGTGGATATGGAAACCGGCGTAGGCACGGCAACCGGGCAAGGCGCAAACCCTACGCTGATGCTGCGCTACTCAAGCGACGGTGGGCATACCTGGAGCAACGAAAAAACTGCGACCGCTGGCAAGGTGGGCGAGTACGGCGCTCGGGCGAAGTTCAACCGGCTAGGCGCAGGAAGGAACCGCGTATGGGAATTGAGCATGAGCGACCCGGTTAAATTTGCAATCTTCGGCGCTGTCGTCGAAGGCGAAGCAGGGCCTAACTAATGCCCGCCCTTAACCTATTCCCCCCGCGAATCCGCTTTGTCAACGCAGACGGCACGCTCACGCCCGAAGCCTACCGCGCATTAGGGCAGTTGGTAGAAAGAACAGGCGGCGCACTTGGCAACG